ATGCTATATTTTGAAAAATATCTTCACGAAGTTTTCCTTTCTTAAAAAGATTTTTTACTTGAATATAATCTGATATTTTAGCATCGGGTAGTCTGCTAACGTAATCAAAGTTTGGAAGTTGTCTGAAATAAGGTCTTGTCATTTTTAGTATCCTATTGTTTCATCGCCATCTTTTGGATAATCATCATTAAATATTGGTTCAAGTTCCGAAAATTGCATTGATATTTCATATGCAGTCATAGATGCTCCCGTATAAGTCATATAATTTCCATCCGGAGTATAATTAACAGAAAAATCTGTTAATGCACATTCTTTAAATTTAGTTAGATATGGATGTTCTTTACTTTGTCCATTGTAATATGTAATCTGAAATGTATTTGGTGCTTTTAAAAATAACTCACCTTTTGTTTTTTTAACGCTCATTCCCTGTTTAAAGAATCTGATTATTTTTCTAACCTCTATTGCTTCCTTTTCACTTCTTGGAGTTAATCTGAAATTAAATGGAAATGACCTTAAAGATGGTGCTTGAAATAATAATTCCATATTTGGATTTATTATTGCTCCTTCATTTCTTGCTAATAGATTTACGCCAGTTACAGCTTGTACATATCTATTTTTAAAATATTCTTTTGTTGTTGTTGAGTTTTCTTTTATATAACCTGCTCCTTTACCAAGAGCACCTGGAGCTCCGCCATCTTCTCCTGTAATACCTCTAGATAAAAGATCTCCAAGAAAGCTCTGTTCTGGAGATAATGAATCTTCTCCCCATCTTACTCTATTTGAATCTGATATTCCTGCAGGAATTGGTAATATAACATTACCTATAGGTTTTCTGTCTTTATTTCTGCTTCCAGATATTCCTGGAGTTTGAGTATTACTTGTATTAATTGGTTTGGGTGAATATTCCCACATAGAAAATAATATATGATCTTGATTATCATCTACTTTTTTGATTGGATATCTTAAATCTCCATATTCACGTCTTGCATTTGCTGGGGATTTAAGATCATCATTTGCTGCTTTTTGTGCATCTGCTGTTGGTGGTGTGGCATCTGCTGCTGGTGGGGCATCTGCTGCTGGTGGTGGCGATGCAGATGCCCCTGCTTTTGGTATTGTATTATCAATTTTTTTTGCATTGTCTGTACCACCAAGTTGAGTAACTCTATTATTATCTAAAGAATTTTGAATTGCTTGTGTATATAGATCTTTTTCTATTTGTTTCGAAGATATCCCTGTGCTATCTGCTAAATTTGAAATACTATCTGTTGTGGTTGGGGTCCATATCCATTTACCAGAAGAATTTTTTTGTGAAGTGAAAGTGGAATAATCATAACCGGAATTATTTGAGGCATCTCCTGTAGTTATCCATTTCGATTTTCCATCAGCATATGTTGTTTGATATCCTTGAATTTTTTTTCCACCAATATCCAACGTAACAGTATCTGTTTTTACAACCTTTGCCATTGACTTGCCATCAGCACCGGTTGTATATGTTGGTGTATATGCCATCAGATTACCTCTCTATTAGAGAAGATGTTTAAAATATATTTTCCTACTATTCTAAACATTGAATATACTTTTTAGTTATTTAGTGAGGAATTTTGCATAACGTATTTTACGAAGATCTTTAACTTCTTCTGGTTCAACAATATGCAGTTTACCAACTACTTCATTCCAGGTATAACTACGAATTGTTCCCCAGTGATAATTAATTCCTTTAAATCCCCATCGTTCAACTGCAACCGTTGCGATTAAAGGATGTTGATCATATCTAAGTTTTGGTGTCTTAGCATTATAAATGAATGTATAATATTTTCCTACTTGAGGAATAAGTTCAGTATCTGGAAATAATCTCATAATTTCCATCATAATATCTTCAGGATTTCTAATATTTGTAATATTTCTTTTTAGAAGTTTAACCCTCTCTGATGTTTTTTTAATATGTTGACCGAAACCTTTTTCCATCATTTGATACCTAATTCTTTTTCTGTTATAATCATAAAATTTAACATTCTGTCAGCACACCATTCCTTTGCTGCTTCCCACTTTGCTTGATTTACTGCATAGGTTTGTGCTTCATATAGATATGATTTAGTCACTCTTGACCTTTGTTTTGGTGGTACTGTTTGTTTTTCTGGTTTAACTTCAACAATATAAGTTTTGATTTGCCCAGAATTTTCTTTCACTTTGATAATAAAATCTGGAAAATACCTGTGAACACGATTATCAACTGGAGAAAGATATGGTATCCAAAATTCTTCAGAACCATACTCTAAAATATTTTCACTTAAATCACACCATTTCATAAATTTCAATTCCCAAGAACTTCTGTAAATTATGTTATTTACATTTCCCTTATATTTTTGTGGATTTTGTGGGTGAAATCTACCTTGATTGTATTTTGAATCACGAGGCATTTTTAATCTTATGTCTAATACATAATATATAATGTCAAATTTATTTAGATGCCTGCACCATCTGCTAAAAAAGTTAGTGTTTCTGATATTAAATCAAAACTATTAAATCCTGCACTTACTTCACAGTTTCAATGTTGGTTTAATCCACCAAAATCTTTTGCTGATAGGGATCCAAATAATAATTTAACTTATTTGGAAAGTAAAACTAAGGCTGGAATTGGAAATGGATATAATTCTGAACTCATTTCATTATCTTGTTGTGAGGCATCTCTTCCTGGATCATCATTGGCAACTCACGAGAATAATAGTGATTATACTGGTGTAACTCAAAGATTTGCATACAGAAGATTATATGATGATCGTGCGGATTTTACTTTTTATGTAGATCACGATTATTCAATCATTTATTTTTTTGAAAATTGGTTGGGATATATTACGAATGAGCAAATATCTCAAGGATTGGATACCGGAAATTATCATTATAGAATGAATTATCCAGATAAGTATATTACTGATTCAATATATATCAAAAAATTTGAAAAAGACTATGCCGGAAAATCTTTGAGTTATAGATTTATTAATGCATATCCAATTAGTATCATATCTATGCCAGTATCATATGACAGTTCATCTTTATTAAAATGTACTGTTTCTTTTACTTATATAAGATATGTTCTTGGTAGTGATACTATAACTCAAGAAAAAATTAATAATCAAACAGGTTCTACTGATCCTCAGTTTGGAACTGATTGGGGAACTGATCCTAATATACAAACACCAAAACAATTTATTGGTTCTAATCTCACTCGCAGTGCTCGCGGAGGAGAAGTCGTTGATATGTGATAAATAACCATACCTGAATTTTATAGGACATTATGCCTTTACCAAAAATTTCTACACCAACATATGAGTTGGAACTTCCATCAACAGGAGAACTGATTAAATACCGTCCATTTCTTGTTAAAGAGGAAAAGGTATTATTAATTGCATTGGAAAGTGAAGATACAAAACAAATTACAAATGCAATTAAAAATGTTATCAAAAATTGCATCTTTACAAAAAATATTAAAGTAGAATCACTTCCCACATTTGATATTGAGTTTCTATTTTTAAATATTCGTGGTAAATCTGTTGGAGAAGAAATTGAAGTTAATGTGATTTGTCCCGATGACGGTGAGACAACTGTATTGGTAAAAATTGATGTTGATTCAATTAAAGTTCATAAGAATGAAGAACATACAAATAAAATAAAAATAGATGATAGTGTTATGATGGAAATGAAATATCCATCATTGGATCAGTTTATTAAAGCAAATTTTGATTTTAAAAATCAAAACTCTATGGATCAATCATTTGAATTGATTGCATCTTGTGTGGATAAAATTTATACGGAGGAAGAAGTTTGGTCATCTTCTGACGTAACCAAAAAAGAAATGATTGAATTTTTGGATCAAATGAATTCATCACAATTTAAGAAAATTGAAGAATTTTTTGAGACTATGCCAAAACTTTCTCATAAATTGATTGTGATCAATCCAAAAACAGAAGTAGAAAACGAAGTTACTTTAGAAGGGTTATCAAGTTTTTTCGCATAGCCCTGATCCATATGGATCTGGAAAATTATTTTAGACTTAATTTTGCCTTGATGCAGTATCATAAATATTCATTAACAGAGATTGAAAATATGATTCCTTGGGAGAGGGATATTTATGTTGAACTCTTAAAACAGCATTTAGAAGAAGAAAAACTTAAACAGCAGCAAAGGCAAAATTAATGGATGTGAATAATCTTCCACAACCACCAGAAGGAGTATTGGACTCTAAAAATCCTTGGTATAATGCTAAGGTTAGTCAAAGAACTTGGAC